TGGCATCAGGCTGTACTAAGTGCTACGCTCACAAAGCACAGCAATCCCATACCCAATGCTGACCGGATCTGAACTACTTGCCAAAGTCAAAGAGCTTGGCGATGCTTCTAAGTCTGAGCTTGTCCGTGGCTGTGGTTACCTAAGCACCAAGAAGGATGGCACCGAACGTCTTAACTTCACTGCCTTTTATGAAGCACTGTTAGGCGCCAAAGGCGTTGCATTGACACCTGAAAAGAAAGCAGGCCGCAAACTTAGCAACAAAGCAAAGGTGCAATTTAACGGCAACCTGATGGTTGGCTCCGCTTACGTCGATCAGCTTGGCTTCAAGCCTGGTGATGCGTTTGAGATTAAGTTAGGCCGCAACAGCATTACGCTGGTAGCAGCGGCTTAAACTGTTGGCACTGCGGGCGATCTAATGTATAGCGGATACAACTTCTATGATCGCCCGCTTGCGCAACGTCAAGTAACGCAGGTCAGTGATGCCAACAGCGCATGGTACGCGCAAGAGGCGCATTGGATCTTGATTGAAGACCTGATGGGCGGCACTTATGGGATGCGCCGCAAGCATCGCCGTTATTTACCGCAAGAACCTCGGGAGCTTGATGAGTCCTATGACAACCGCTTAGCTCGTAGCGTTGTAGCACCTTATTACCAGCGCCTTGAGCGGATGCTGGCTGGTATGCTCACCCGCAAACCTGTACGGCTTGAAGATACAAGCGACATCATCACCGAGCAGTTGTTTGATGTCGATATGCAAAATAACGACCTCAACGTATGGACCTATGAAACAACGCGCAAGCTAGTTAGGTACGGCCACATCGGTACGCTGGTAGATGCACCGCAAGACGGCGGTAGGCCGTACTGGGTGACCTACACGCCACGGCAGATCCTTGGTTGGCGTACTGAACCCAAAGACGGCCAGCAGATGCTATCCATGCTGCGGTTATCTGAAACGGTCACCATTCCAGACGGTGAATACGGCGAGAAGGTAGTGCAGCAAATCCGGCTGTTAACGCCTGGCGGCTACCAGCTACATCAAAAAGGTGATGATGGTGAGTTCCGCATCACCGATGAAGGCGCTACCAGCCTTAGCGAGATTCCATTCTCGGTTGCATATTGCAACCGCGTCAGTTACCTAGAGTCACGGCCACCGTTGGAGGACATTGCTGAACTAAACCTCAAGCAGTATCAGGTGCAGTCAGACCTCGACAACCAACTGCATATCTCAGCAGTGCCGATGCTGGCATTCTTTGGCTTCCCGTCAGCAGCGGAAGAGGTATCAGCAGGTCCCGGTGAAGCCATTGCATTTCCAGCAGAAGGGCGTGCTGAATACATCGAGCCAGGCGGCAGCAGCTTTGACTACCAGTTCAAGCGGCTTGAGCAGATCGCAGCGCAGATCAACGAACTAGGGCTATCGGCGGTGCTAGGCCAGAAGCTAAGCGCCGAAACCGCTGAAGCTAAGCGCATCGACCGCAGTCAAGGCGATAGCACGATGATGGTCATTGCGCAAAACGTGCAGGACATGATCGACAACTGCCTGCAATACCATGCGCAGTACCTCGGCCAAGCCACTGCTGCCGGTAGTTGCCGCATCAACCGTGATTTTATTGGCGCACGGCTTGAGCCGCAGGAAATCCAAAGCCTGTTGCAGCTTTACACTGCTGGCACCATCACCCAAGAAACACTGCTTCGGCAGCTATCAGACGGTGAGGTGCTCGGAGATGACTTTAACGTAGATGAGGAGCTTGAGGCAACTGCTAATGGCGGGCTTGATCTACAACCTGCTCGACTGGATAACCGACCGCCTAGTGGAGGTGATGATCTGGATGGACCCGCAGAAGAGCAACAGGAACTCGACTCTTGATTACACGGTATCAGCGCTGCCAGATGAAATTCTCGCCATCGTTCGCATCAGCTGGTACAAAAACGGCAAAGCTGACGAGGTAGACGAAACCATATTGATGGAAGACGGGCAAAATGGCTATGACGCATTTGCTGCATTGGTAGGCAGCTCATTACGCCGTGGCGCTAATGTAAGCATTCGATCAGGGTATGCGCCGCAGGACTTAGGCATTGAGCCATGAGCACACCGGCTGCGCTATACCGTAATGCAATAGACCTTAACCGCTACAGCAATAGTGTGGCCAGGCGTGTTATCAATGCGTACAACGACATTATCATTGATGCAACCAATCAACTGCGCGTCATTGATGACTTAGCCGCACCAGATAAAGCAGCTAGGTTACGCGGCATCTTGGCGCAACTCAAGGATTCCCTAGCAACATGGGCAGGCGACAGCACAGAGCTAACTGCAACGGAGCTGCAAGGATTAGCGGAGCTGCAATCAGAGTTTGTCACTGACCAGCTACGCAAGGTGCTACCTGCTGGCAGCCGTGATGCAGTGCGCACCGTTGAGATTAGCCCGCAGTTTGCGCAGTCGGTTGTCACTACAGACCCAACGCAGCTCAACGTAGTGGCGTTATCGGATGACCTATTTGCCGCAGTACAAGGCGCACCAACTACATTCAGCCTTACCGCTGCCAAAGGTGCCACCATCACGCTACCCAATGGTGAGGTGCTTACTAAGGCATTTCGCGGTATTGCCGTAGATCAGGCAGAGCAGTTCAGCCAGGTAGTACGCAATGGGTTGCTTACAGGTGAAACCACACCAAGCATTGCAAAGCGGTTGATTGGCAGCTTGCAATTTGGCGAGGAAGCTAAGACCGTACGCCAGCTAGTAGCAGCAGGCGGACAAGCTACTGCTGTAGCCGACAACCAAGTAATGGCGTTAGTGCGCACCAGCATCAACCAGGTAGCTAATACCGCATCGCAGCAGGTATATGAAGCCAACCAGGACATCACCAAGAAATACCGCTACGTCGCAACACTAGACAGCCGCACCAGTGGCATCTGCGCTGCATTAGATGGCCAAGAGTTTCCCTACGGCAAAGGTCCAATGCCGCCGCAGCATTTCAACTGCCGTTCAACGACAGTGCCAATCATTGATCCCGACATCCTGCCGCCGTCTACTATCGCCAAACGCGCCAGCGCCGATGGTCCCGTACCCATCAACACCAGCTATGGGCAGTGGCTAAAGGATCAGCCGCGCAGCGTGCAGCAGGATGTGTTAGGCCCCGGCAAAGTGCCATACTTCAACCGGCTAGTGGAGAAATACGGCGCCAAGGATGCCATGGCAAAGCTGGTGCGTGATGATGGCAGCGAGCTAACCTTGGATCAACTTCGCAAACGATATGGCCCTGCCTGACCTGCGGCATTTCACGCCTACCACCATCAGCAGCGATCCAGTTGAAGCCCTAGTGGGCGAGGCATGGGTGCCGGCGGTCTACACCAGCAACGGTTGGACCACAGCAGATGGCGGTAAACTGTCTGCAGACATCACCGAGTGGCGCCATGCCGTTAAAGCGGGGCAAATCGCAGCAGACGATCTCGGGCAACATCAAAACCGAGATGAAGGCGGGAAAGCCGCAAAAGCAAGCCGTAGCAATCGCGCTGTCAAAAGCCGGCAAGTCACGCAAGCCGAAGGGTAAGAAGTGATGGCAAAGAAACCAGGCCTATACGCCAACATCGCCGCCAAGCGCAAGCGCATTGAAGCTGGCAGCGACGAGCGCATGGCGCGCAAAGGCGAAGAAGGCAGGCCCAGTGCTGCTGCATTTAAGGCTGCGGCCAAGACCGTTAAAAAGCCAAAGAAGAAAAAGTGATAATCTAGGCATGTACTTAAGCCTGCGGCTTATCCATGTCTGACGAAAACAACACCCAAGAGCCTGCGGCTACTAGCGGTGACAGCGAAACACTGCAACGCAGTGTCGAGGCACTTGAGCGCAAGAACCAAGAACTGATTGCTGAGTTACGCGCAGCAAAGAAGTTACCTAAATTGCCGGATGGTGTCAATGTCGATGAACTACTTGAGTTCAAGCGCAACCACGAACAACAACAGCTTGAATCCCAAGGAAAATACTCCGAAGCAAGACAAGCTTTGGAGCAGCAGTACCGTGAGGCGACGGCGCAAAAGGACCAGCGCATCACAGAACTTGAAGCCCGATGCCGTGAACTTGAACTCGTTACGCCAGCCGTAACGGCACTGGCTGATCTGGTGCATGACCCTGACATGGTGCTCAAGACCAAGCTGACTAGCGATCAAATTGAACGCGACCCTGATGGCACTGTGGTCATCGTTGATGGCTACCAACGCACACCAGTTGCCGAATGGGCCAAGACATTGCCGGCATGGATGCAGAAGCAGCCGCGTCCGCAAGGTAGTGGGGCGCCCGCAGGTCAAGCCAGCAGTGGCTCCATTGCAGGAATAAAGAACCCATTCACCCGTGAATCATTCAATCTGACGGAACAAGCGCGGTTATTCAAAACTGATCGTGATTTGTACGAGCGTATGAAAGCTACCGCTAACCGCTAAGATAAACGCAACCGGCTGCGCTGGTGATCGGGTTGCGCCCACACCGTAAACACATTCTTTAGGTAATTCATCATGGCGACTCTTCGCTCTGATGTCATCATTCCCGAAATCTTCACCCCCTACGTTGTTGAGCAGACTACCCTTCGTGATGCCTTTTTGGCATCGGGTGTTGTTCAACCGATGGCGGAGCTGAATGCAACCGAGGGTGGTGACTACGTCAACATTCCATTCTGGAAAGCAAACCTTACCGGCGACTTTGAAGTGCTGTCCGACAGCACCTCACTGACCCCTGGCAAGATCACTGCTGATAAGCAAGTAGGAGTCATCCTGCACCGTGGCCGTGCTTTTGAATCACGCGACCTCGCAGCACTTGCTGCCGGCGCTGATCCCATGGCTGCTATCGGCGCCAAGGTTGCCGACTATGTTGCCAACCAACGCCAGAAAGACCTGATCAAATGCCTTGAAGGTGTATTTGGTGGCTTGACCTCCAACACCGGCGCTGCATTTATTGATGTCTCTTTCGACAAGACCGGCATGACCGCGCTTGGCCCCCGTCAGGTGGCTAAAGCTCGCGCATTGCTTGGCGATCAAGGCGACAAGCTGACTGCTGTTGCTATGCACTCTGCCGTCTACTACGACTTAGTAGAGCGCAAGGCCATTGATTATGTCACCAACGTAGAAGCACGCGGCGGCGGCACTGTTGCTACCACCGGCATTGCTCCTGTGATTGCTGGCAGCGTCATGGGCGCCTATGGCGAGGTAAGCGTACCGACCTACATGGGTCTGCGCGTCATCGTTTCTGATGATCTGGCTCCTACTAGCACCAACTACCCGGTGTATTTCTTCACCCAAGGCGCTATCGCCAGCGGTGAGCAAATGGGTATGCAGACTGAAACCGATCGTGACATCCTCGCCAAGAGTGATGCCATGTCGATTGACCTGCACTACGTCTACCACCCGGTTGGCGCTAAGTGGACCGTTGGCACCACCAACCCCACGCAAGCCGCACTTGCCACTATCGGCAACTGGACGAAGGTGTACGAAACCAAGAACCTTGGTATCGTGCGCGCCACCGTTACTTCCAACTTCTGAGGTAACTAACCATGGCATCTATCTTTGAGCTTGAAGCCCCCATCTTTGGCGGCAAGGCCCTCGGCGGCATGACCTATGCCGCTCCTACTGCTACGGGTACGTTGACTGTCGCTCAGACTGTCAATGCAATCCTTGAAACTGATCAGTCGGCAGCGATTACGCTAACCACCCCGACTGCTGCCCTCATCAAAGCAGCGTTCCCTGGCGCTGCTGTTGGCACCAGTTTTCAACTGATCGTCGTCAATAGCGGCAGCAATCATGCTGTCACGATTGAAGGCGGCACTGATGTCACCGTTGTGGGCGTGGCCACTGTGGCGCAATTTGCCAGCAAGATCTTTGTTGGCTACTTTGTCACCGCAGCCACCATCAAGCTGTTTGGCCTTGGCTCGACTGCTGCTGCTCAATCCTGATGGGATTATTCGCCTTCCGGCGACTGCGTGAACAAGAGGCTGCCTCTACAGAGGTGGCCTCTCTTTCTATTGCGGAGCCTACACTGATACCAACGGAGCCGGACAATGGCAGTAGTGATCGTGGCGACACCAAACGCCGCCAACGCAAACTCGTACCTGACGCTAGCTGACGCGCAAGCGATCATTGATGGCTTTGTGCAGGATGCTGATGTAACGGCATGGGCATCAGCTACAACTGATCAAAAGAACCGTGCGCTATTTACAGCAACGCAACGGCTTGATCGTGAGCGGTTTCTAGGTGCTCGGGCTACTGATACGCAGGCATTGCAGTGGCCGCGTACTGGTGTGCGCAAGCCTGATACCTACATCAATACATATGCGGTTGGCTTTCCATTTCGCATCAGCACTGATTACTTTGATGACAATGAAATCCCAGTTCAGGTGCAATATGCGCAGGTGGTGCTTGCAACGTACCTAAACAACAACCCTGATGGCATTGGGCTTAGCGGACTTGAGGATTACAAAAACGTTAAGATCGGCAGCATCGACGTAACGCCTAACCTTGGCTACGGTGCCGTTGGTGCTGATAAGGTGCCGCCAATCATGGAGCGTTACCTCACAGGGCTTAGAATTAGTGGGCCAGGTAACTTCTCAATCCGCCGGAGCTGATCATGGACCGCAGTTACAGCATCGGCTTTGAATACATCGATGACACCGCTGCGCATACTGGCCGTTTCTGGCAGATTTACGCATTGGCTGATGCGGTGATTGCTAGCGCGGTGATCGAAAACCAAACCGGCAATGCATTTACATCAGTGCCACTGAAGGCTGGTGATAGCGTTTCCGCTGTTTTTACTAGCATTACATTGGCAAGCGGCAAGGTCGTTGCTTATAAAGTCTGATGTCTGTTCAACCCGGCCAGCATAATATCTCAGTGCAGCGGCGGGCAGATTATGACCTGTCGCTGCAATTCAAAGATTCAACCGGGGCTGGTATCAACCTGACCGGATGGACCGCCTATGCACAGGTATGGAATGTTGGGCGCACCACTAAGTATGCGGACTTTGCTGTTACATACGTTAATCGCGCTACAGGTAGCATCAGTATTGCGCTGACGGATACGCAAACTGTCGCGTTTCCAGATGAGGCATATTATGACGTACTACTAGAAAACCCAAGCACACTGCGCGAGTATTACCTAGAAGGCATTGTGTATGTCTCTGAAGGATACACCGCGCCATGACTTCCGTTGTCGTCACTGATGCTACGCAAACAGTTGTCGTAACTGAAGGCGACGGCATAACGGTTGTATCCGCACCAAGCCCGGCGGTAGTTGTTGAAGTGGATGGCCTTGGTCCCCAAGGCCCCGGCGGCGTCCTCGGCCTGTACGGCAGCTTCATTGACACCACCGACCAACCACTGGTTAGCACTGCCGCCGCGCAACCAATAACCCTCAATACGACGCTAGAAAACAGAGGCGTCACCATTGCCTCAAACAGTCGCGTCACCTTCGCGCTCGCTGGCACCTACAAATTACTTGCCTCTATCCAAGTCACAAACCTTGGCAGCAGCATCACGGAGATCGACTTCTTCTTAAAGAAGAATGGCACAACCGTCTCAAACAGCAACACTCGGATCGACGTACATCAACGCAAGTCTGCATCTGTTCCGCATCACGAAGCTTTTACCGTTGAATATCAACTAACTCTTGCAACTAACGATTACCTGGAACTATGGTGGTTTGCGGACAATATAGACATAACATTAGATACGCTGGCTTCTGACGGCATACACCCGCAAGCACCAAGCGTCATCTTGAACGTGGCGCAGGTGATGTATGCCCAAACGGGCACCCCACCAGGCGGCAATGCTGGCGATTTGGTTGTCAAGGCATCAGGCGTCGACTACGACACCGCATGGACCGATGCGCCCACTGTTGACAAGCTTGTCCTCGACCTAACAGCAGCCGAAGCCGTAACTACCGGCCAAATAGCGTGGAACGCCACCGAGGGCACCGTAGATGTTGGCCTGCTAAATGGCACAACCAACCAACTGGGCCAAGAAGTACAGCTTCTATGCACAAACAGCACCGCTAGTACAACCATTGCTAATGGAATGGGCGTGATGTTCACGGGCGCCAACTCCTCGACATTGCGTCTTGAAGTGCAACCGATGGACGCCACAGGTGACGTGCCTGGCTACGTCTTCTTCGGTGTCGCTACCCAAAGTATTGCCCCTGGCGCCACTGGCTATATCACCACTTTCGGCAAAGTGCGCGGCCTAAACACCAGCGCCTTCCCCGAGGACTCACTTCTTTGGTGTGATCCCGTCAACGCTGGTCAATTCGTACTGACAGAACCGGCAGCACCACAACTCAAAATTGCCGCCGCTGCTGTCATCAAGTCACACCCGACTGATGGCGTGTTGATGGTACGCGCCGATACCGGCCAGAACCTCAGCGACTGCCACGACGTCGAACTCAACGGTGGGGCCTTCGACACTCAATATCTAGGCTGGTCCGAAACCTATCAGCGTTGGCAACCCTACAACGTCCCTAACGCAGCGCCTCGTAGCATCACCATCGCCGGCCCACAAATTGGTGACAGCTTCACGTTATTCCGCACCAGTGGCGCAACCACAATCACCAGCGCCGTGGCCTTGGTATCAGGCGGCTCCGTCACCTACGAACTGCGCTACGCCGCTGACCGCACTACCGCCGGCACCCTGGCAACCGCAAGCGACACCGTAACCAACACCACTACGGGCGACAGCGCCACCGTACAAAACCAACCGATCCCATCAGGCCGCTACGTCTGGGTGGACATCACCGCAGTTAGTGGCACGGTCGAAGAGTTTAACTTGTCCATCGCCTTTTAATGCGTAGAATGGCTGCATAGGCGCGTTTTACTGATCCATGGCCACCTTCAACAAATTCAACTCCTTTGTTGAGGCGTTGTCCGAAAAGGTCCACAACCTCGGCTCTGACACGTTGACCGTGGCGCTCACCAACACGCTGCCAGTCAACACCAACACGGTGCTAGTAAACATCACGCAGATCGCCTACACCAACCTGAGCACCCGTGTGTTGGCCGGCGTGACCTCTGCGCAAACCAGCGGCACCTATAAGCTCGACGCCAACGATCTGGTACTGACTGCCAGCGGCACGGTGGCGCAGTTCCGCTATGTGGTGCTCTACAACGACACCGCCACCAACGATGAGCTGATTGGCTGGTACGACTACGGCGCAGCAGTTGACCTGCTTTCTGGCGAAACCTTCACGATCACCTGGGACGCTGCTGGCATCCTGACCCTGGCCTAACCACTGATACGGAGGCAGGACCATGGCTGTTGCCCATAGTGCTGCCTCTGAGTCGCATACAGGCACCACAGGTTCAACAAACCAGGCGGCGTTCAGTTGGACGCATACGCAGACCGGCACTCCTCAGGGGGTGGTCGTTTTTGTCTCAACGTTTGTCAGCGTCGCTGACCTCATCACCAGCGTCACCTATGGCGGCGTTGCATTAACGCGGCTCACGGGCGGTTCAGCGCAAGATGCTGCTGGTGAGTTAGGGCGCATGGATGCGTTCTTCCTTGGCAGCGGGCTTGGCACTGGCAACCAGACCATCACGGTCAACCGCACCAA